AATGCAAATATTGATGTTGTACAGGCTAATGTATCTGCGCTTTCCTCCGTTCTGACAATCTCAAACACAGGTACAACTGACGATGTCACAGTAGGCACTGATGATTTAATCTTTGCAGGAAGCGGAGGTTTAACTCCTCTAATCACTAACGACACAGTAACATTTCAACTAGATGATACAGCTGTTACTGCCGGTCTTTATGGTGGGGTAGAAGGTACTACCACTAATGTAGCTGTGATTACAGTAGACGCTCAAGGCCGTATCACTGCTGCATCAAATGCTACAGTAGCCGTAGACTTAGCTACACTTGAGTCAAACGTTAATTTAGTACAAGATAATGTAGTAGCTGCTGAAGGTAATATCACAGCTCTCACTGCGAATGTTGACATAGTTCAGGACAATGTAGCAGCGGCTGAGGCAAATGTGGTAGCTGTTGAAACTCGTCGAGCAGACAATACTTTCTTCACCTATAACTCAACAGGTGATCAAGCCAATGTTATTATCAACTCAGCTAACGTTGAACCTTCTCAGAACAACATCTTCTCACTAGGCGCGCCCGATAAAGTTTGGAAAGATTTATATGTAGGCCCAGGGTCAATCAAGCTTGGTAATGTTACTATGACAGCGGTTGAAACTGGTTTAAAAATTGAAGATGCTCAAGGAGATACAACACAGCTTGATACCACAGTTGCAAACGTTGCTGCCAACCTCAATCTTATTCAAGACAATGTTAATGTAATTTCAGGCGATGTAAGCGAGCTAGAAACTCGTCGTGCCACTAATACAACAATCTTTATTAATGCCTTTACAGGCACCAATGCAGCAATTGAAGCTACAGAGTCTCGTTTAAACTCTAATCTCGATATCACTAATGATAATGTTACAACTCTTACTACAACAGTTGATAATTTTGGAACATCGTCAAATGCTAACGCTGCTGCTCTTGCAGCTGACATTGCTGGTATTTCTGTTGACACCGCTGCTGGTACTGAAGCTCGTTTAAATGCTAATCTTGATGTAACTAACGATAACGTCAGCTCTCTTACGACAACTGTAGATAATTTTGGTAGCTACGCTAATACTAATTTAGATACAAAGGCGAATGTATCTGCTACTTATTTCTTGGCTCTTGCAAATGACTTTGCAACCTATACACTTCTTAATGCTAATCTTGACGTAATTCAAGATAATGTTTCTACCTTAACTACTACTATTGATAATTTTGGTACATCTTCAAACGCCAATGCTACAGCTTTAGCTCTAGAAGATGCAGCTTTACAAACTCGGTTGGGCGCAAATGTCACTTCACTACAAAATGAAGATACAGCTCTTCAAGCTCGTATTGCAGCTAATGCTCTTGTAGCAGCTTCTAACGACTATGTAACTTATACACGTCTTGATGCTAATGTAAGTACGGTACAAGATAATGTAGCAGCAGCTGAGGCTAATATTGCAGCAATTATTGATGGTTCCACTGCCTTTACTGGCGATGTTACTATGAATCAGGCACTCACAGTGTCTGGCAACCTTTACGTGGTTGGTGCTCAAGTAGATTTAGGCATTTCTTCAGCGCAGATTGATGACGCCACGCTGCTCTTAGCCGCTAACACTCCTTCAGACGCTCAACTTGGTGTTGATTCTGGTATTGTTATTAATCGTGGCCAAGATGCTAACGTATTCTTCGGATTTGCTCAATATGGAGATCATATTGATTTCATCTTTACAGATGCTCCAGCAGATAATGCTGCTCACTATCCTATAGCATATATTGATGTTCATGCTAATACCTTTGGGACAGAATCTACAACCACTCCAACAAATGTAGCTTTTTATGATACAGACGATATTACTACAGGTATCTACTGGCCTGAGAGTAATATTGGTTTCTCTGTAGGTGGAGTAAACAAGGCTAACATCTACTCTGGAGGTATTTCGGCACACGGTGTATATTCACAAGGAGTAGAACTTCGCGCAAATGATTCTGCTACTTATTTAGCTGCTTTATCTAATGATTTTGCTACTTATACACATATTACAGCTAATGTTGATATCGTCCAAGATAACGTGGCACAAAATGCTACAGATATTTCAGCTGTTGAATCTCGTAGAGCAGCTAACATTGCTGGTGCCGTATCTACGATTACTACAGGCAATTTAACAGCTTCTCGCGCCCTTGCCTCTGATGGTTCTGGGAAAGTAGCTGTATCAGCAGTCACCTCGACAGAGCTTGGTTATCTTGATGGTGTTACCTCTGCTATTCAAACTCAATTGGATGCTAAATCTTCAACTTCCAATGCTGCTTCTCTTGCGGCTGACATTGCTACTAATGCTAGCGACATTAGCACAAATGAATCAACCCGATCTTCTAATGCAGCTGAAATAGCTTCTGATGTTGCTACAAAGCTTGATTCCGCCGATTATACAGCTTCAGATGTACTTACAAAGATTAAAACAGTTGATGGTTCAGGGTCAGGACTTGATGCAGATTTACTTGATGGACAATCTTCCACTTACTTTGCAGTTGAAGCAACTCGTTCATCAAATGCAGCTGCTCTTGCTGCAGGTATAGCAGGTATTACACCAATTGGGACATCTGACATTTCAGATAATGCAGTTACAGTAGATAAGTTAGCTGCAACACTAGATCTAGGAGCACTCTCGTAAATATATTTTGACCACAGGTTAAAATTATGATAGAAAGGTAAACATGAGTATAAAAGTTTCACCCTTTGTAGGCGGTCTTGGTATAGATGCTACTGATAAATTTGAAGTTCAAGCTAATGCCACTGCTACAGTCGGTAACGGCACCACTACAGGTAATGTTCATATAGGGGGTAATGTGGGTATAGGCACTGACAGCCCGGGAACATACAAACTCTCAGTAAATGGCGATATAAACGTTTCAGGCACATTTGATTTAGGAAGCTTATAAGGAGTAAGTAATGGCTACACAGCTACAATTTAGACGAGGAACCTCAGCTCAAAACAATTCCTATACAGGACTTGTAGGTGAGATTTCTTTAGATACAGATACAAATAATATTCGCATTCATGACGGTTCTACTGCTGGTGGTGCAGAAATCATTCCATCAGGAACGATTGTTGCTTATGGCGCAGCTAGCGCTCCTACTGGTTGGCTCCTTTGTGATAATTCTGCTGTGTCTCGTACTACTTATGCTCGTTTATTTGCTGTAATTGGTACAGGTTTTGGTTCGGGAGATGGATCTACTACTTTCAATGTTCCTGACTTACGTGATAAAGTTCCGCTTGGTAAGGGTACGAATAATAGTACACTAGGCACTACTACTAGCTCTGTCGCAGCTTCTTCTGTGATAAACTCTGCTACTAAAACAGGTGTAACAACTGCTTCTTCTAATACAGGAACTGGAAACACTGGTACAAGCACTTCTGGAAATTCAACTGTTACTATCACTGGTAATACAGGTAATGCTACTTCTACTACTGTTGCTTCTAATACAGGTAATTCTACTTCTACTACAGTAGGATATAATGCAACAAATGCTCCTACTGTTGTAACAGGTACAGGTAATACAGGAACTGGTAATACTGGTACTGGAAATACTGGCACAAAAACAGGTCTTGTCACTGTAGCAAGCAATACAGGTACAGGAACAACTGGTGGTGGTACATCAGGAAACTCAACTGTTAGTATCACTGGTAATACAGGTAACTCCACGTCTAGTACAGCTGCTTCTAATACTGGAAATGCAGGAGCTAATACTGGAACAGGTAATACTGGAGCTGATGGTGCTGGCGATTTGACCCTTACATTTTATACGATTAACCAAACTCTTGCTGCAGGCACAAAAGACGTAACGCAAGCAACACTTGTTACTTCAGTAAACCAAACAAACCATACTCATTCAATTCCTAGTTTAAGTGTTAATTCACACTCACACTCTATACCTTCATTAACTGTAAATAACCACTCTCACAGTTCTGGTAATTTAGCTGGAGGCAATCATACTCATAGTGTTCCTGGATTGTCTATTCCTGCACTAACTATCCCTGCACTTAGCGTTGCAAACCATAACCACTCAGTTCCTTCGCTTTCAATACCTGCGCTTTCAGTACCAGCTCTAACTATTCCTTCTTTGACTGTGAACAATCACTCTCACTCAATTCCTTCGCTAACAGTGAATAACCACTCTCATGGGTCTGGTAACTTAGCTGGTAGTAACCATACTCACAGTGTACCGTCTCTCTCAGTGCCTGCTTTATCTATTCCATCTTTGAGCGTGAACGGTTTTAGTGTTGCAACAACCTTGCCGTCAGAGGTCGTTCAGTATATAATTAAAACTTAGGAGCTATCGTGTCAGATGTTCGTGAACTAGACCAGATTCAAGTAGAGATAGAACGTCTTCATGAACGTTCCCAGGCAAATAAAGCTGAGATTCAGTCTCATGAGGCTGTTTGCGAAGAGCGATATCAAAACATTGTTGATATGTTTCAACGTCTTGAGGCTAGATTAGATAAAATTGACTCTGAGGTAGATCAAATTCGTGATTTAGCTACTACTGGTCGTGCTTCTCTAAAAACCTTGTTATGGGTTGGTGGTGTCACGGCAGGCTTTATTTCCCTTCTTTTAATGCTTTTAAATTCAATTCCTCGATGAGCGATAAATTTTTCAGAATTAAAATTCAACGTCTTTTAGACCGTCTTCCAACTCCAGTTCAGTTTAATGAATCGCAGTGGGCTATGGTTGAAAACTTAGATTCACATCGTTTCTGTGTTCATATTGCTGCACGTCGTACAGGTAAGTCCTATGCAGCTGCTATTCTTGCCTTTGCTAAACTATTAGAGCCAGGTCAACAAGTAATGGTTGTTGCTCCTAACTTTTCTCTTTCTTCAATTATATGGGATTATGTAACAGACTTAATTAAACAACTTGAGATTGAAGTTGACCGTTTTAATCAAAAAGATAAGGTGGTGAAACTCATAAACGGCTCAGTGTTTAGACTGCTATCAGCTAATAATAGAGACTCACTAGTAGGTCGTGCAGCAAACCTACTAATAGTAGATGAGGCAGCGATCATCCCAAACGACGAATACTACACTCGTGATCTTCGTCCTGCTCTTTCAACTTTTACTGATTCTCGTTGTTTATGGATCTCCACTCCTCGTGGTAAAGGTAACTATCTTTATGAGTATTATTTACGAGGCGATGATCCTGAATATCCTGAATGGGCCTCTTCAATACATACTTGGAGATCTAATCCACGTCTTTCTGAGAAAGACGTTGAGGAAGCTAAAAAGTCTATTACACGTGCTCTTTATCTACAAGAATATGAATGCGAGTGGACTACTACAGAGTCACAAATCTACCTTGACTTAGACGAAGATAAACATATCGGTGACTTTGTAGGTGAGCGTTTTGCTGAGGTTATTGGTGGATTGGATGTAGGGTACAGAGATGAAAATGTCTTCGTTGTAATTGGCACGGACGGTGATAATTACTTTATTGTTGATGAGTTTATTTCTAAAGAGTCTACAACTTCAGAGTTAGCACAGGCAATTCAAGAAAAAATTGACGAGTGGGGTATTGACACCATCTACATAGATTCTGCAGCTCAACAGGTGAAGGCTGACTTTGCCTATGACTACGACATCTATTGCGAAAACGCTATAAAATCAGTGAATGATGGTATCAACTCTCTTCAAGTATTAATAGAACAAGATAGGCTGTATTTTGATACTGAAGGGGCAAGACATACGTTTTCGGCTATGGCAGCTTATAAGTGGAACCCTAATACTGAGAATCCAAAACCGATTCACGATTGGGCATCTCATCCTTGCGATGCAGTGCGTTACGCTATTTACACACACCAAAAAATGAGTAATATTACAATCTATGCATGACGAAATCAGAATTATAG